AGGAGGGGACCCGCAAGACATTAACCCTATATATTCTAAGGATTTGGCGGAACTGGCGCGAACTGGCCACGATATGCCGCGATTGGTTACGACCACCGCTAGTGGTCAAAAATCGGCTGTAACCGATATTGGGGATTTTGCGAAAGAGGTACTAGGCGTAGACCTAATGCCGTGGCAGTTAAACATTTTGCATGGTTTAACGTCTATGGATAGCAACGGCGACTATTTACACCGTGTCGGCCTTGTGTCTGTGGCTCGACAAAACGGTAAGACGGTTGCTATTGCGTCGCTTGTCGGTTGGTGGCTTACTACGCAGGGGAAAGCGCGAGGCCAGGCGCAAACTGTTATTACTGTCGCGCACAAACTCGATTTGGCTACCGCGTTGTTTACTTATCTAGCGCCGATACTAGAAACTAAATTTGGTGCCCACGTGTCGTGGTCATATGGGCGCATGGTTTTAACAATGCCGGATAACAGCGTATGGTTTCCCAGGGCGGCTACGCCTGCAGCTGGTCACGGTTACAGCGTCGACCTAGTGGTAGCCGACGAAGTTTGGGATATTTCGGAAGCGGCCATAGACGAAGGTTTATTACCGTCGCAACGTGCGCGCAAAAATCCGTTGTTTGTAATGATGTCTACAGCCGGTACGCAAGATAGTAAAGCAATGTTGCGTTGGCGCGAACAAGGGTTAAGGGCTATAGATAGCGGCGAACAAACAAAATTATATTTTGCCGAATTTAGCCCTAGCCCGTCTATGGATTTAATGACGCCCGAAGCCTGGGCGTACGCAAACCCAGCGCTAGGCCATACGTTAGAAATGGAAGTAATCGAGGCAGAAAGCGAAGCGCCAAACCGAAACGCCTTTTTACGCGCGTCGGTTAACACGTGGACAGCAACACAAAACGGCTGGTTGGAACCTGGCGTATTTGAAGCGTTGCAATCCGAGGACTTAATACCGCCAGGCGGAATACTTGCTATCGAGGTAGACACCGACGGCGCGCTATACGTCGGCGTTAGGGCCGTACAAGTAGGGCTAAAAACGGCGGTTACGGTTGCGTTTGTTGCGGGAACACTTGCCGAAATGTGGCGTCTAGTTGAAGCGGAAATAGCGGTAGGGCCAACGTTGCGTTTAGCAATTACGCCAGGCCTTGAAATACATTTACCGCCAAATATGGAACGCCGTAAAACCATTGTTGGCTACCGCGAATTATTGAAATGGACTAGTCCGGTAAAAAATATGATTATAGAAAACCGTATATACCACCACGGCGAAAACCAGTTAATTGAACACGTTGAGCGCGCCGTACTTATAAAACACCAAGGCAGCGTAGCCCTATCGTCGACCCGTAGCCCTGGGCCTATTACGTTGGCTAGGTGCATGGTTTGGGCTGCAGCGTTGGCGTCTAAACCGCAGCTAGTCGGCAAACCGTTAGTAGTTGCGCTAAACCGCTAATGTTGTAGTGGCACTATCCGCGACGGCTTACCTTTTCGTCGGGAAAAGAATAGACCGCTTCACCGTGGGTAGTGCCACCAAACTTTTAACAGATATGGCAGACTAAACGCATGGCGTTATTTAACAAGGTCAACAAGGCCGCAATCGGTACAACCGTAAAAGCGGCGGCTAGTGGTTCAAATGTTGGCGCGTCACAACTTGACAATTTTTACGCTTTTACACAGGGGGCTACTCGACAGCGGGCAATGGCGGTCCCTGCCATAACTAGGGCACGCGACTTGCTGGCGTCAGTTATTGGCTGTACGCCGTTGTCAATGTATAACGAAATTTGGAACCCTATAACGCGCGAACTTGAACAAATTCAAATTGCCCCGCGCGCCTGGACACGTCAATTAGACCCGTCGCTACCAAATAGCACAACGCTTGCATGGTTATTTGACGATTTATTTTTTACCCAGCGGGCGTTTCTCTACATCACCGAACGTAGTTCCGACGGCTACCCCAAGGCGTTTCAACGTATGCCTAGCGCTATGGTTTTAACACAAGACCAGGCAGGCCCCGTATTTTTTGCGCCGTCTAAACAAATAACGTTTAGTGGTTTACCTATCGACCACCGCGACGTAGTGCAATTCATTAGCCCTATTCAAGGTTTACTATTTACTAGCCCTAACGCCGTTTTGACGTCGCTTAAGCTTGAGCAGGCAAGGCTACGCAACAGTTCTAGTTTGCTTCCTACGGGCGTATTGCGGCAGGTCGCGGGCGAGCCTTTAAGCGCCGAGGAATTGCAACAGTTGGGCCAGTCTTTTGAAACCGCGCGCCTTACAAATTCCGTGGCTGTTTTAAATGAATTTGTTACTTACACCGAAACGAACAGCGACGCCAGTAAACAAATGTTGGTTGCAGCTAGTGAATACCAAGCACTCGAAATTGCGCGCCTTGCAAATTGCCCGCCTTATCTGTTGGGCGTTGCTACTGGTTCGTACAGTTATCAAAACAGCACCCAGGCGCGCCAGGACTTGTATATGTTCGGCGCCAAATTGTTTATGGACTGTATAGCCGAAACGCTAAGTATGGGTAACGTTTTGCCGCGCGGTACCTATTGCAAATTTGATATAGAAAATTATCTGTCAGAAAGTTATTTATCTGAATATGACACACCCGCAGAAGTTGACGAAGTAGGAGTAATGCCAAATGCTTAAATTAGTGCAACAAGATTTAAAGATTGACGCAGCCGAACCTAACGGTATGCCACGTCGAACCCTTGCCGGTCTAGCGTTGCCGTACAACGTCGAGGCAACAGTAAACGACGGCACAAAAGTTATGTTTATGCCAGGCAGTTTAAACGCAAGCGAAAAAATGCCCAAAATGTATCTAAACCATGACAGCACCAAGGCCGTAGGAATTGTTACAAGTTTGGTGGATACGCCAGGCGGCATGATGTACGAGGCACGCATTAGCGAAACGGCTTTAGGCAACGAGGCGCTGGTATTGGCAGCCGACGGCGTACTAGACGCGGTAAGTGTTGGCGTTAACCCAACCCGTTTTAGTTACGACGAAAAAGGCACAATGATTATAGAAAGTGCCGATTTCCAAGAATTATCGTTAGTGCCTTACGGGGCTTTTGCGGGCGCGTCAGTAGACCGCGTAGCAGCGTCGCAGGGTATCCCACAAGACGAACAAGAAGTAGATAATATAGATACCGAAACACCTAACGAGGAGTTAGACACCATGACACAGCCAACAGAAACCCCAGCCGTTATCGAAGCCGCGCCAATCGCGCCAATCGTTTACGCGCAACCGCGTAATTTTAAATTGCCTAGCGCTGGCGAATTTATCGCAGCGTCACTACAAGGCGGCAGCGTACTTGCAGAAATGAACGCAAAAATTCAAGCTGCAGCACCGGACATTACAGCCGACCCAAGTTTGCCAGGAATTTTGCCTGAAATCATAACGGGCAGCGTCTACGACTCACTTAACCCTATTAGGCCTTTCGTGTCGGCTATCGGAACTCTCGCTATGCCAGGTGCAGGCGCAACATTTCGCCGCCCGAAAATTACTGTACGCCCAGTAGTTGACGAACAGACACCGGAACTAGACCAACTAAACCCGTCTACTGTGACCGTGTCGAACTCAAATGTCGACAAAAAAACTTTCGGTACTTTTGTGACAATGTCCGAACAGGCATTGGACTGGAGTGACCCCGCTTCAATCAATATCGTATTGAACCAGTTAGCAATCGCCTACGGACAGGCCACGAACACATACGCGGTAACAGAGTGCCAAGGCGCAATCGTGCAAACTACATCAGTTGCCGACACGTCGGACCCTGCCGATTGGATTGCCGCAATTTACGAAGGCGCCCGCCAAATTTCATTAAACAGCAACTACCTACCTACACACATGGTCGTAACACCTGGTACGTGGGCCGCGTTGGGTTCATTGGTTGACAGCACAGGCCGCCCAGTATTTCCACAGATTGGCGCCATGAACGCGCCAGGCCAGTTGTCGGCTTCAAACTGGAACGGCAACCCGCTTGGCCTTGTGCTTGTAGTCGATAAAGATACGCCAGGTTCATTTATGGGCCACGCAGCCGGACCAGCTGCAGGGTTTGAATTTTACGAACAGCAAAAGGGCGCAATTTCTGTAGACGTACCTAGCACCTTGGGCCGCACTATTGCGTACCGTGGTTACGCTGCAACGTTTATGGCAGACGCTACAAAATTCGTTAAATTCGTTTAATCGAAAGGCGGCCTAACCGCCATGACGCAGATATACCAGGTAGCGCACAAAACGCTAATAGAAAACTACGCAGTTTTAGAAACGCTTACACCTAACGAAGTGTACGTAGGCGCGTCTATTGTTGTAGCAGGCGTTGACGCAACTTTTAACGGTACCTACACCGTTTACGCTGTACCCGAATATTTGTTTATTGGCGTAGACGACGACGGCGATTTACTTTTTAATTACGAGGTGCCCGTACCGTTTCAAATTCTGTACGCAAAAACAGCCGCAGACGTTACGCGCACCACGGCAACGGGAACCGTAACGCTGGGTACTATCCCCTGCACTTGGGTTACGGCTCAACAAATTGAGGACTGGCTCGGAATAGGCACCGCGTCGGCACTCGATACAACTTTTCTTACTCAATGCGCGTTT